TTCAGTTCATTATACCAATCATACTGCACAAATCTTGTCTGACCTGTGGTAGGACTGAACCATTCCTCACAGTCATAAGATACTGGGTCATCACATATAACTACATCAACATGCTTACCATTATTAAAAATATTTACAGTCTCAACAACCTCTTCATAAGTTCCACCATCACTAATAAGACCGAATTGACCCTTACCTCTTTGTGCAGGATCACCAGCACAGTGAATATGTCCCCACTGTTTATCAAATGCATTTATTGATGCGGGTGGTTGTGTATCTCCCTTCCAAAAAGTTTTACTATTAATACTATATTCAGTATAATTAATAGTCTTTCTACCTATAGTAATACCACGTTCTTTTGGTGGTAGTTGTACATCCCACACTCTAGGATCTTGACGTAATATTTCTGCTTGCTCTTCTGTCATTTTGTAATGAGTGTTCCTACTCATAGGACGCTTCATTGCAAGATGATAATCACTCATCTCATTGTAAAACTGCTCTAGATCTTCGTGTTTGTAGAGCGTTACGATGTAGACTTTTTCTTTCATATTAAGCCTCTAGTTGAAGATAAGTAAGAGTTACACTGAGGTTTACTGTAGATCCACTTTTGTTTACAATCTTAACGTAAGTTGTTCCCGTTCCAGATTCGTTAAAACAAACAGTAGCTGGAGTAATCATTTGTGTTTGAGCACCAGTAGTAATCACCTCAGAAAGAACACCAGAACCAGGTGTAGGATCAGTAGTTTCTAGTCTACCAGCATCAGAAGTTCTACTATTAGTATCACTGTATAATGTTACCCATGCAGCATGTGTTGTTTGAATCTTCATCAATGCATATGATTTGGGAGTTGAAATCTGAGTGTTAGATATACCAAGAGATGCAATAGATTGTGTTACTGATGCTGTAGTTCTTAATTGTAGTCCACCACTATTTGTTTGGTTTACCCAAGCAGATCCATCATATTGTAAAATCTCATTTAGTTGTGGTGTTCCTAGGGTTACATCACTATGACCACCAATAGATCCAAGTGCTGTTAAATATCCTCCGATACTATGATCACCCCAACCATATGCACTATTCCAATTAGTAATGTTAGCGTTAGTAATACCTGCAGCTGGTGCAGCAGAATAAACAGGATCACTTTCTGAAGTTAGATAACTAGAAAGATTAGGAGGAGTGTAATCAAAAACACCAGTAGCACTAGTGTATGAAAGAGCAGCAGATCCAGAAGAGTTAGTATTAACACTAAACAAAGTTCTATCAGTTGCACTAGCACCAGCACCCGCTGCCGTCCAAGACGATCCATTCCACGAGTAAGTAATACCAGCTACCGTATAAGTATACGAACCGTCCGTTGCTTGTCCGTTTGTTGAGGGAAAATTTATTGCCATTGTTTATTCCTATGCGTCTGTGATTGCTAGTATAGCTTGTTTAAATGCTTCATAATCAGCAGAAGCAGTCAATGCATCTTTCAACTTAGAAAGAGGTATCAAATAACTTGCTGCCTGAGCAGCTCCTCCTGCATCATGTTGTGCAACCTTAAGGAAAGATCCCTCAAAGTAAACAGTATTGTCAGATAAGAACAAGTGTCTTACCTTATACTCTGCTGAACCTATATCATAATCAGCATTAGAGGTTGGTAATAGATGACCATTGGGTACGAATCTCCAACGATTTGCTGAAGTAGTTCCATTATCAGTCTTAAATTCAATAGCATTAGCATTAGCACCAGATGTATTAGATGTAATGGTTATACCATTAGTTCCATTAGTAGTAGTCTGACTTAGAGCATTTGGATCTGCTAATGGTGGAGATGTATCAACCCACTGAGAACTATCGGTATCTGTATAGTATACCTTCAGACGACCAGTGTCACTCTCCCACCATAGATCACCAGCACTAGGAGTACCAGCAGGAATGGTATCACTAATAGTTACATTAGCACCACCTCCACCTCCGCCTCCTTGTGCAGCAGCTGGTGCCCAATTAGAACCATTCCAAGTCAATACATCATTATTGGTAGGAGAAGTAGTAAGAACGTCCGCAAGTTCACTAAGATTTGATCCAGTATCTAGTAGTTGTATCCACGAACCACCATGTGACATGTATCCATGACCCTCTGCATGAACGTGTGCAAACATACCATGATAGGTAGTTGCACTGATCGCTTGTAGAGCAGTTAGATCAGCAAAGTTATTAGAATAAAAAATCTTGCCAGTAGTTGTAATATCAGTAGTAGTTGATGCACCTCTACCAGTTACACTTGCAAGTGTGTCTGCTTCTGCTGTTAGGTATCCTTCTCCACTATGGTCACCCCAGTTGTAAGCGGTGTTCCAATTAGTAATGTTTGTTCCTGTAATACCACCAGCTGCAGAAGCAGCATACACAGGATCAGTCTCTGTGTATGAAGTAAGATAATTAGGAGTCCAGTTTTCCCACTTAGCATTACCAACACTGTACTTTAATAACTGTCCGTCCTGCAGTGTCGCTACTGTTACATCTGTATGGGAACTAATAGATCCTGTAGTAGTTAGATAACCACCAAGACTATGATCTCCCCAACCATGTGCAGTATCCCAATTTGTAATATGCGTTGATAAAATACCATTGGCAGGAGACGCGGTAAAGATAGGGTCAGTTTCAGATGAGGTAAACTGAAACCTACCTAACACTTTCCACGTTGCTCCATCCCAAGTCCATGTTACACCACCAGACGTATATGTGTCATTAATATTCGGTGATGCAGGAAAATCTAATGCCATTTCTAGACGATACTACTCTTCTTTTGTATTTAGTTATCTATTGTAGTACCCTCTTGGGAATAACAATCCACGATGTGGTCTCCTACCATATAACAAACCTCGTTCTGATTTTCTAGACCCTGTAGTAGGAGCTGTAAGATCAGTAATATTAAAATTAGTTGGAGCATCTGCAGGACTACTAACTCTAGTAATAGAAGAATACGTTGGAGTAACAAATGCAGTAGCAGTTGTTTCTTTACCGTATTTGTTTTGATCTATACATGTAACTGCAGTAGTCACTGTTCCATAATCAGCTAGTGTAATGTTTGCCATTAAGTTGTCCTCGCCATGAATAGCATTCCAATTGTGGAATTATTAGCAACATCATCTAATCCATTCTGTTGTGATTGATATGCGGCAGTGATGATTTCATAGATTTCAGATCCACTAATAGTAATAGTATCACCAGTTCTAAATGCTACCAAACCAGGAGTTGTTGCTACTTGTAACATCACAAAATCATCTGGTAGATAATAAGGAACTGGTAAAAGTTTATTTGAAATTGGAAGACCCTTTATTGGTTTGTAATAATTAGCAGAAGCACTAACAGATACACCTGCATTACTATCATAAGTATCATTTCTATAGTAAGTTACTACGTCATAACCTGTATCATTATCAGTATCAATATTGCAAGAAAATCTTGTTACCATTCTTACCGAATTAGAAGATTGATCTCTTAGATATCCATAGGATGCTGCTCTACAAATGGTACTATTACTTCCTGGTTCATTCATATTAGAATAAGATTTATATGAAGTATCACCATAAGTAAACAAAATTTCTCTATAGTTAGAAGCTGGAGTAATTGTCGTTAAATTATCCTGATAAACATAATCTAAATCATATACACCAGAACCATGCTGTGATCCTTTTGCTATATTAAATGTCGCATATGGTTGAACAATTCCATTGATAACTTGAGCAAATTGTATGATAGCAAAGTCAGTATCTTGAGGAGCTTGTCCTCTATAGACTCTAATCTGTAGAGGGTATGCTGTTGGAGTTGAATCGGATGCATAATTGAGAACTCTATAATTAGTATCAGTAGATCTCCTCACACTTTGCCTTCCAGATTGATAATCCAATCCCATGTCACCCTGATACTTTCCAAAGTCAGTTGTCTCTGATGTTGTATCAGTACGATGAACTCCAGGACGATTCATGTAATCCCAATTACTACCGCTGGTTACAGTCAGTTGATAGTCATTGTTTGGATCCATTCCAAAACCATAATATGTTGATCCATAATCTTTAGTATTATCATGTTCTACTTTAGCAATAGAATAATATCCTTGAGGATGTTTCTGGAAGAAGTTTGATCCAGCACCAAGATTTGTTATTCCAATAGAAGGTGTACCGTCATAAGCGTTGCTTGAAGTTTCGTCAGCATTGACACCAAAAGTCAAGTCATGTGTTGTTGCATCACCACCTATATCTTCACCAGGTATAGTGAATACATCATCACCAGTCCAACCAGATCCAATACTATTAATAGTAACACCAATAATATATGGATTATGGTACCACTGATTACCTCTATAAACTCTTAGTTTTAATGCTGATCTACCACCACTAACAGGAACAGTATACTTCCAGTAAGGATGGAATTGACCTGATCCATTGTTACTAATGAATGGTTCTACAACAATCTCTCCTTTCATAGAAGCATTTGTACTATTAGCATAGATGTATTTTACAATTCCTACATCACCAAGAGAAGTTCCAGCTCCTTCACCCACCCATCTTTGAGGACGCAATACTTCATCTTCAGTCTGTCTATATCCTTTGGTATCCCATAATGTTGTAGCAGTTCCTTGTCCTGTTGGTTCATTTTGGAAACCACTAAATTCATATCTAGTTAGAAGTTTAGCAGCGTCATATGAATCTGCAGTGTCAATAAGATTAAATGTACCACCAGCTCCTGAAGCACCACTGCTATCAAAATTAAGTTTGTCTCCTAATTTTACAGTGATTGTGTAGTTGTCCCATGCAGCATCGTCTGCTCTCTGGAAATAATATCCATTTGTACTAGTAGCAGTAATATCAATAGCAACTCCGTTACCAGCATCTGTGGCATTAGCTGCTACCTTAAAATTATCAGCATCTGCTACGATAGCATAGTAAATTGTATCTGCAGACAATCCACCAATTACTTTAGCAGCATCAGGAGATGAAACTCCAGCAGCATAATGTATAGCATCACCCGTTGATAGTCCATGTCTAATATTAGGGATAGTTTCAGCAGCATTATCTACAGCAGTACCACTAATTCTAAACTCTTCCAACACCCTGTAAGCACTAGTACCATTGTTGTTTACTATAAAATACCTATCTTTGTACTGCTTACTAGCAGGATAATTTCCACCACAGTGTTCCCAATTGTCTACGTGATAATTCTGTCCATTAATCCAGTCACCTTCAGTGTCAGAATATTGTGTTCCAGTAAATCCTGGTGCTTTTACAACAACTGGTACACCAGTAGCTGCTGTTCCATTATTCCAACCTAAGTTGGCAAATACAGTCTCTAAAGCATCAAGTACATCGGTTTTAGTCCAACCAGTGTTGCCGTTATTGACATCAACGATTGATTTTAAAATTGCCATCTTTATTATTCTCCTATTTGTAGTGCTGTTAGAGTGATTGTAATTGCAGTTGCCGATCCACTTCTGTTGGTGACCGATAAGTAAATAGCGTCCGTTCTTGGACTATCATTATTAAATCCCATGATACCAGGTGAAATCAGAATGGACTCTGCTCCAGAAGTTCTAACTTCTGAAATAACACCGCTGCCTGGGGAAGGATCTTGCCCTTCACTTCTTGTAGCATCAGCATCTCTTGACGCATCATCTACATATACTTTCACCCATGCTTCTGCAGAGGTAGTAATCTTGAATAACGAGTAGGCTTTGTAACCTGTAATATTTAGTTCAGCAGTTGCGTCATCGGCAAGTGATGATGTAGTTCCTGATAAATCTTGAATTTGTGGGACAGTAGAACCACCAGTAGCAGTTAGAACACCGTTACCATCAATAGAAAGACCAGAACCAACTTTAATACCACCAAGTGTCCCTGCAGCTGCAGTAGGTAATGTATATGCTCCAGCATTAGCACTCAATACACCATCAACATCTATACTTAAATTAGCACCAACTTTAATACCACCAAGTGTTCCTGCTGCTGCATTAGGAAGTGTATATGCTGATGGAATAGATGGTTTGTTAAGAATCTGTGCTTGTCCTGATGTAGCATCCCAATCAGATTGAACTGGTGCTGTGCTACCAAGAGTAATTCTTTTGTTAGCACCATCCCAAGCTACTGTTGTGTCACCACTACCAAGAATTTCAATAGTATCATCATTACCCTCAGCATCACTAAGAGTAATAATCGCTTGGTTACTTGTGTTATTTGATCCTGTTAAATCATAGGTGCTTCCACCACCACCGCCACCAGCTTGTGCTGCAGCACTAATAGAATTGTTAGCATCATCATATGTAAATGTGATGTTTGTATGTGTGCCATTGGCAAACAACGTAGCAATAGCATCTTGTGCTTTCTCGTCTGTATAGAGTTGAGAGCTAATATCTGGACCTCTAAATGTAATGGTATCTGCATCTGTATTTTCTACAGTAATACCATCAGCACCAGCAAATGTAATGTTATCTAATGTACCATCACTTGCTGTGAGTCTGAATGTAGCATTAGAACCAGCAGCTGCCTCAGAAGAAATAGCATATGTAGGGTTATCATTACTGATTGTGATTTCATTATTAGATTTAATGATTGACAATCCTGTTCCTGCTGTAAGAACTACATCACTAGTAGCACCTTGAGAATCAGCAAGTCTTAATATCTTTCTAGCATCATTATATTCTGTTGTTCCACCTGTCGTATAATCTATCGCAGAAATAGTATATTCTAACTGAGTGTTAGCAAGTAACGTAGAGAAATCTGATGTGGTAGAACTATTAGTAGTAACAACTCTCTGACTAGTCCAACTTACAGCGTTGGAAAAGTACATGGCATTTGTTGCCTGAGAGTATGAAAAGGCACCCTCATTGACATTTGCACCAGGAAAGAATGCTACGCTGGCATATACATTCTCAAATGGATCACCAACAGGAGAAGCATCAACCCACTGGTTTGTGTCAACATCAGAATAATAAATTTTAAGTGATCCTTCATCAGATTTCCACCACATATCTCCTGGTGTTGGAGAAGCAGGAGGAGCATCACCAACAGATGCTTTCGCAGTTAGATTAGGTGAAGCATTTACCCACTGACTACCATTATATTTTAGAACATCCTCATTAGAAGGTGTGCTAAGTAGAACATCAGTTAGATTGTTAAGTGCTCCATATGATGTTAAGTAACCAGAATCATTTGTAAGATCAGATACTGCACTTGGTAAGTTGTTGTAAGTAGTTCCGTCGTTAGTAAACTGCCACTTGTCAGAAACTTCATCCCAACGAAGACTCACATCAGGATCACTACCTCTATCATTCCTAATGACTGCATTTAATCCACCAGATGCTTGGTTCTCATTGATAACAATCTCATTGTTTGTTACGTTTAGAGTAGTAACATTATTTTGAGTGGTTGTACCAAGAACATTTAAGTTTCCACTAACAGTTACATTCAAGAATGTGCATGGTGTGTTTGTAGAATTGCCTCTAGCAGTCACACTAGCTAATGTATCAGTTTCTGTATAAGAACTAATGTAACTAGGTGTAACGTTTACCCAATTTGTACCGTTATATTCTAGTAATTGTCCACTTCCAGCACCAGTAATAACAACATCACTCAATGATGAAACAGAGGATGAAGAAAGATCAGTTAGATATCCAACAACACCATGATCTCCCCAAGTGTATGCAGTATTCCAATTAGATACCAACTGAGTTGTTACACCAGCAGCTGCTGATGCCAAAAATACAGGGTCAGTTTCAGTATATGATGTTAAATAACCTTCTGTAGAGTGGTTACCCCAACCATATGCACTATTCCAATTAGTTTTATTTTGTGCTGTGATACTACCAGCAGGAGAAGCAGTAAATACAGGGTCAGTTTCAGTATATGATGTTAAGTATCCAGCACTAGCATGATTTCCCCATCCAAATGCTGTATCCCAATTACCAATTTTTGTAATAGTTACACCTGCTGCAGCAGATGCAGAATATACTGGATCAGTCTCATTATATGATGTCAGATAAGTAGAAAGATCTGGTGGTGTATATGTAAACTCTCCATTAGAAGTGTTGTATGATAAAGAAGGAGTTCCTACTGCAGCTGTTGTGATACTAGGTTGCTTTGGAACAACTGGTTTATTTAAAATAACAGAAATACCACTAGTTGCATCCCAATCAGAATTTACTTGTGCTGATGGGATGTTAGGTTTATTTGTTAAAGTATTATAATCACCATCAAAAGGAGTAACCCATTGAATTGCTGCACCAGTTGAACTCAAAACCTGACCAGAAGTTCCTGTGACACCAGCAGCCTGAATAGGTTTACCAGCAGGGATGTTGAGACCTTCTTTAATCTCTATAGGAGCATCATCCCCATAATTAGCGATCTGGTTCGCAAGAATTTTTGACATACTTCCAGTCCTGAAGACAATTTTACTAAGCTAGAAGTATTTATTAAACATAAAAAAAGGAGGTGTTAAACCTCCTTTTCTATATTAAGTGAAAGTGATCGTGTCGTCACTATTTGTACTGATGCTGATATTATCAAAGTCAAGACCTTTCATATAATCAGTATCTACATTAAACTGATCACCTGTACTGAAATCAATAACATTATCTATACTGTCTAGATCACCACCAGGACGATTAAAGTCAACATTAAATGTTCTTGGATTAACTTTTTTATTTAATTCACCAACTGTTTGATAACTAGCAAACAAATCAGCAACCCACTGATCTTCACCCTCTGCAAGAGCGTTAATCAATGCTTGACGTAGTGCTTCTTCAGCAACTTTAACTTGTGATTTTACGCTCATAGTAACCTCTATGTATTTACGATTTGATTATGAAGCATCATCGTGATTGTGAAATGAATTATACCACTCATCATCACTCATGTGCTCGGTTGAAGGATCCAGATCTTTGGCTGGAACAGCAGCAACTGCCCCACCATCTGGCTTCCTAATAATGAACTGCTTACCTGATTCAATAAGATCCATATACTTATCATAGTTACTTTCAAACTCTTCTAATGTTACTTCATTCATAATTGACAACAAATTTGTTCTCTTTGCATATGTTTGATAGATTCTTGACATCCACCTAAATGAATATCATTAAGAGTCAGTTGTGGGAAGGTTGACCCCTCCCCAAACTTATCATAAAACTCTTCCCTTGTAAAATCACGATCCAATTCATATGTTATGTGTTGAACTTCTTCCAACTCCATAACTTTTTTTATTTTCTCGCAATAAGGACAACCAGATTTTGAATAGACTAAAATCATGCTTTTAAATTTTTAAAATCGTCTTCAAAAATTGCCAGACCTGAGTCTGTCAAGACATGATTATACATCTTATCAAATACCTTAGTAGGTAGAGTAGCTACACTCGCTCCATAAGAGAAGCATCTAGAAACGTGATGAACATCACGTAAAGATGCTGCTAGAATTTTAGTTTCACATCCCTGAACATTATACAGTCCAGAGATAGCACGTACAAGCTCAACACCACTAAAGGAATTGTCATTAAGACGACCCACAAATGGTGAGATATATGTGGCACCAGACAATGTTGCCAATGCTGCTTGTGCTACTGAGAAACAAAGAGTAACGTTAGTCTTTACACCATCTGCAGAAAGGAACTTACATGCAATAAGACCCTCTCTGGTAAGAGGTAGTTTGATTGTAACTTCATCACCAATTGAAATGTATTGCTGTGCATTTTCAATCATTTCATCAGCATTTTTTCCATCAACTTCTGCTGAAATACTCTCAAAAGAAAACTCTCTTGAAAGAGTAGTAATAAAATCAAGATAAGAAACTCCTGACTTGCGAACAAGTGTAGGATTTGTAGTAATACCAGCAATTAAACCAGTTTCATAACGATCTTTAATCTCTTGATAATCAGCAGTGTCTAGAAAAATTTGCATGTTATATGGTACTCAGTTGACTCAAAGGTTCCATTTTCAGGAACTGTTCATTCATATTATAGAACAATTTATAGTTTGTTGTCAACACGTAATACCCTTTTATCTCACTACCATCACAATGATAACCATACCCTTTGAGAGGTTCATCAACTCCATCAATTCTGAAGCACTTAGTGCCATTTTCTAGGTAGTTGTGAAATTTCTCGTCTAGGTTGATCATCGTTCTTCGTAGGTTAATTTACGGACTTTCCGTTTGCGGCGAGCCTCTTGGTATTTTAGGTCATTTTCTGTCAGGATACCGTGATTTTTAACAATATCTTTAGATTTTGTTAGAACTACCTGACCTAGTTCAACTGCAGAAATTGTATCACCTACAATTCTCATCTGATTTGAACAACCACAGAACTGAACCTTGCTAGTGCTGGTTAATTCTTTGTTACATATCTTGCATCTTGCCGTAATCAAAATAGTCCTTCCTATAATAACGTCCGAGTATATTTGAATTGTAAAAGGCAGGGGTTCCGTCTTCTAAAGATTCAGTTAGAACTCCTCTTGTGAAGAGTTGTTTAGTTTCCTCATAATTGACTCTACCTGGGGTGGGATGCGTTGAGAGGATTTCTCTTTTGAAATTCTCTCTGCCCACTCTTCCAATGTCTTGTTTAAGGTCTGCAGAGCTTCCGTAGTATCGTTTCCAATCTGATTCGCTTGTGACCCTACGCTTGCCACCTTTAGGTTTTCGTTTCTGGTAGAAATATTTTCTTCCGATGTATTGTTGACCTGTCTGGATATTAGTAATCCTGTAGACAAAACCGAACTGGTCGCCAAT